TTCGCGCCATCGTTTGGCGTTGCCGCTATTTTCAGGTTCCTACTTTTCCTACAAGGTTTCCACAATTGGACGCTTAATCCGTTCCACATGATGGGTGTCGCAGGTATCCTGGGTGGTGCTCTGCTCTCTGCTATTCACGGTGTGACTGTAGAAAATACGTTGTACCAAGATGGTGAACAAGCAAATACTTTCAAGGCTTTTGACAGTACACAAGAGGAGGAGACTTACTCGATGGTTACTGCGAACCGTTTCTGGTCACAGATCTTCGGTGTTGCTTTTAGTAACAAGCGTTGGTTGCATTTCTTTATGCTCTTCGTTCCCGTCATGGGTCTCTGGGTCAGTTCTATCGGTATTATTGGACTCGCTCTTAATCTTCGTGCTTACGACTTTGTATCTCAGGAGATTCGTGCGGCGGAGGATCCAGAATTTGAAACGTTCTACACTAAGAACATTCTTTTGAATGAAGGTCTACGTGCTTGGTTGGCACCTGCTGATCAACCACATGAAGACTTTGTATTCCCCGAAGAAGTTCTGCCTCGTGGTAATGCTCTCTAAATAGTACACTTGCTTGTATAATTATGTCTTGTGCCTTACGTACTACAATGTTAACTGCCCTACGTGGAGAAGCTGAAGGTAATATTGCCAAAGCAAAAGCAAACGTTGAAGTATACTTACACAATCCTGTAGGTATTGGTGAGCATCCAGATGTACTGGGTGCTATTCAAGAACAACTAGATATCATTGCCCATGAAGAAGAACGTATCGAAGTTCTTGACAAACACTTTACAGATCATTAATGGTCTGGTATAATTAGAGGGTCATATGACCCTCTTTTTTTATGGATATTAAAATCTATACATCACCAACTTGTTATTTTTGTTCTCAACTTAAAGAATTATTTGAGAGAGCAAATATTTCTGAGTACGAAGAGGTGGTATGTCACGAACATAATGAACAACATTTAAAATTCAAAGAAGATTATCCTCAGGTCAAGAGTTTTCCTCATGTTATCATTGATGGTAATGAAATTGGTGGACTAGTTCAAACTGCTAAGTTTCTTTTGGAAAAAAATTTAGTCTCATCTAACAGAAAAAATGAAGGATCTTAAAATAAATAAAGGCATAGAGCTCATGCTTAGGGGGGCGAAAAAGAAGGAAGCAGAAGAAGAACCTTCTCCTAAGGGAAAGGGTTTTACTATTACAAAATTTTTTACCCTACTAAAGAGAAGAGTCTACTTCAACTTTGAACTTTGGTGGGACAAGGAAACAAATTAGTTCGGAGTTGAACAATGACTGAAACTTTATTCGTCTATCTATCAGCAACAGCGTCATTTATTTTTCTATGTGTAGGTGTGTTTGCTGGTTGGACAGTAAATGAGAAACTTCACGAGTACATGTATGGACAATCCCAAGATGAAAATGTACACCCCGAAATGTTAGACTCAGATGGACAATGGATCAACGAAGAACTACTCTCTGTCCGCTTCGTAGATGAAACTCACGAAGAGGAATTTGACGAGGAATAAATACAAATACGACATAATTTAGGTCATGAAATTATTACTGAATGAAGTGCTGCAAAAAATAAGCAACGCTAAAACCAAGGCACAAAAAATTAAACTACTGGAAGAGTATAATACTCCAGCACTTAGACAAATTCTAATTGCTAACTTTGATGAGAGTATTATTTCTATGCTTCCAGAAGGTGAAGTACCTTACGAAAAAAATGAGGCACCTGAGGAGACAGAGCATACAAAACTTGTTCATGAGTATCGTAAGCTCTATCTCTTCTTTAAAGGTGGAGCAAATATTTCACAGACTCGTCGTGAAACTCTTTTCATTCAACTGCTGGAGGGTCTACACCAAGGCGAAGCGGAGTTGTTATGTCTAATGAAGGATAAACAAATTGGAAAGCGTTGGAAGATCACCAAGCAATGTGTTGAGGAAGCTTTTCCAGAAATTCAATGGGGAGGTCGTTCCTGATGGGTAAAGGTTGTAAAATTCTTCATGGTGATTGTGATGCTACACTAGGTCAAGATCGGTCTTTACCTTACACTGCTTTTTTAGTTGAGTATTTACAAGATGGTATCACCAAGTTTGATATAGTCACTGCTGCTAAGCAGGTAGATATTTTTGATGACTACTGGGATAAATATGGTCGTGATTTTATTAACATGACACAGACAGAAGGTAGAGTTAACCCAAAAATGTGGATCGATCCTAACGGTAAAAAGAAATGAGTTCAAAACAAACAGGACATTGGTGTATTTTTTACAGAAAAAATGCTGATCCAAGTGGTATTTGGTATACCATGAAGACATGGAGAAAAGATGGTGTTCTTGTTTCTGCTAAAACATATAATGATGTGTATAAATTTGATAGGTATAAAGAAGCATGGCAATTTGCTAAGAATTTAATTACTGAAGAACCAACACCTAAGTATGATGCACAAGTCAAACGTGTATGTCGTGCCAGAGGAGATGCCTTCTACCTTTCAGGAAACTAAATTGTATCAACGGATACAGTTGACAGTACATACATAGTAATGGTATAATTACCATACGTTCATCCCGCTTTCGGGTGGGACGCAAGTAAGTCGCGGAACGGAGCGTTCATCCCATGGCAGAATTTCTTCTGTATACTACACTCAGTTGTCAACAAACTTCAGCAATCATGTTGAAGATTGAGGCAAGTAAATACCTTGATAATCTTGTTAAGGTTGAACTAGTTGAGACCCTCAAGGACTCAGCACCTGAATGTGAGTGGTATTGGGACGCAAACGACTGAAGGAACGGCGCTAATCACGTCAACTACTTCAGGAGTAAACTCATGAACACACTCAATCTCATTCGCAAGCAGATCAACAAAGCTGCTGCACTTCACGACGCACAGATCTCTCACACCTCATATCGTGGTGTAGAGTATGACACCCGTTGTGTTGAGAGTAAGGAAACTCACGGTACATTCTGTTATCGTGGTAAGACTTACACCAAGTGATCAACTTACGTTCGAGAGGGTTTCGACCCTCTCTTTTTTATGTAAATAGTTTTATGGAATGGTATGAAAATCATCATCATGTTTGTCGATATGATAAACTATATGGCAACTGGCAATTTCCAAGATCTGATGGTAGATTAGATTGTGAATACAGACTTTACATACAAAAAATTCTTCACTTACTTACAGATTCTAAGTTGGAGACCATAGACCTTTGTGATATTGCTTGGATAGGTAAGCATCATCACCCACATAATCCTGGAACTGTATGGTCTAATATGAAGTATCAAAATGCTGATCCATCGTACCCAGGAATTATTTTAAAAAATGCTCCTAATCCATACAACAATAAGTATAGGATGATTGATGGTAGACATAGGATAATGAGGTTATTGAATCAGGGAGAAACATCATCTCAATATTATGTGCTTGATTATGATGAGATCAAAGAGTATATTGTTGAAAAAGTATTCTGTCCTGTAGAAAAGAAAATGGTCTTAAAAAAAGCAGATCTTTCTTAACGCTAAATGTGTAGCAACACATACAAAAAATAAGAGTTGTTGATAAACTTGGTTGTTTTGTTAAAATTTTCTGACATTCTATCTACATAGTGGTAGAGTTATGCGAGGTGGAAAAATGAATCCTTACCCTCCCCTTTATGATGAATCATTGCCTGGAGGAGACCATGCACAATCTATTATCGCGCTCACAACTAGATGAGTGGCGACACTTTGAAGACACATTAGATGACTTGGAGGTGGAAAATCAAAAACTCAATGACTACTATGAATGTTTAATAGAGTGCGACTCATTAAACCAAAGTTCATGTAAAAAGGTGTGTAGTTACATCTTCAAATAAAATTTCAGGGGGGTTGCGACCCCTCTTTTTTTGTGTTATAATAGGTACACCTTACCATAAATATATGGATAGAGAACGACTAAAACTCATCGTCAAGAACCTTAAGTCTTTAACCGATGCGTTAGAGAGTGAAGTTTATTCTAACGTAGCACTTTATGTTCACCCTTGGGACGAACATGTAAACAAAACAAAACCAAGAGTATTAACTTCAGAGGATGATGATGACGGATATCCAGACTGATTGGCGCTATAGCGATGAACGCATGGACGTAAGAACACAAGGACTAAACATTCTACTAAAGAAGTTTGGGTCAGAGATTTGCTCTGATGGATCACCACGCTACAGCAACCAAAGCATCTACGAATGTATTCATGATTGGGTATCCCAAGGAAACATAAGAACAGATGGCATTGTTGCCTATTACAAAGCGTATTATGACCCGACTAAAAGATCAAATTAGATTAGCAAAGAAAGCAATTAAAGAAGCTAAGAAGAAACCTGAACTGTACACAGAAGAGGAACTTCAATACATGGCGCTACAATTGATCCGTGCTAAAATAGGATTGAAACTAAAACAACAACGACGCAAGCAGGAGAAAGGATTTAGTAATGAATTCAGTGAAACTCGTAACAGTAACTCCCGAAGCGGAGAAGACGATGGGGTACGTAGCGAGGGTGAGCAACCCGAGCAACCAGGAGAATCCTAAGGTCGCTGGTCTTCTAAAGTATTGCATCAAACACAACCATTGGAGTGTCTTTGAGCAAGCACACATGACCCTTGAAATTGAGACTACCAGAGGACTGGCAGCTCAAATCCTAAGGCATCGTTCGTTCACATATCAAGAGTTTTCGCAGCGGTATGCTGACAGTTCTATGTTGGCAGACAAGATTCCTCTACCTGAACTTCGTAGACAAGACACTAAGAATAGACAGAATTCTATTGATGATGTTGATCCATTTGTTCGTCAAGAGTTTCAGATCAAGATGCAGAAACATTTTGATGATGCTATGAAACTTTATCAAGATATGTTAGAATATGGTATCGCAAAGGAGTGTTCACGTTTTGTGCTCCCCCTTGCTGTACCAACAAAAATCTACATGACAGGCTCAGTTCGGTCATGGATCCATTATATCGAATTGCGTTCCGCTAATGGTACGCAGAAAGAACACATGGACATCGCACTAGATGCTAAGCGTGTGTTCGCAGAACAGTTCCCTATTTGTGCGGAGGCACTCGGATGGCAATGAAACTTTTGACACTAGACGATTACCAGAAAGCAGGTGAAACTTTTTGGCCTAAGTATTGGTACATCTCTAAAGAACTTGGAGAGGATGCCAAACCTGAGCAAGTCCTAAAAGTTATGGAAGCTATTGGTGGTGTCGCATTGAAAGCAGCACTAGAAGAAAAATCAGAAGGTCCATTTGGATTTAATAAAGTAAAGGAGGAAGAAGATGCCGACTTATCCAGTTAAAAATTTAAAGACAGGTGAGGAGAAAACTCTTCGCATGACCATGAAAGAATACTGTGACTGGAAGGATGAAAATCCTGACTGGGACAAAGACTGGTCAAAAGGTTGTGCTGGTGCGGGAGAAGTTGGTGACTGGCAAGACAAGATGAGTAGAACTCATCCTGGATTTCATGACATTATGAAGAATAAGATTGCTCCTCAAGCAGCAGTCAAAGGAAACAGAACTATTACTGATAAGTATCGCTAAGATTATGCCACCTAGAAAGAAGACTACTAAAGCACCTGGACAAGGTATGACTGCTAAACAACGCAAGCGCCGTAAACCCATTGATGAAGCATACATGCTGCCCATCGAACCTCTTACACATAACCAACAGGTTATGTTTGATGAGTGGGACAAAGGTAAGATGGTTTATGCCTATGGTGTAGCGGGAACTGGTAAAACTTATGTTGCTCTTTATAAAGCACTGAAAGATGTGCTCAATGAGTACACACCATACGAAAAGATTTACATTGTTCGCTCTCTTGTCGCTACTAGAGAGATTGGTTTCCTTCCTGGAGACCATGAGGATAAGTCTTCTCTCTATCAAATACCATACAAGAACATGGTACAATCCATGTTTGAGATGCCTGATGATGCATCGTATGAAATGTTGTACGATAATCTGAAGGCACAGGAGACTATCTCCTTTTGGTCTACTAGTTTCATCCGTGGTACTACACTAGACAATGCTATTGTTATCATCGATGAATGTCAGAACCTAAATTTCCACGAACTTGATTCAATCATCACTCGTGTGGGACAAGATAGTAAGATTATTTTCTGTGGTGACGCAGCGCAGACTGACCTACAAAAAGTTAGTGAACGTACAGGTATCTTAGACTTCCAACGTATCCTACAGAACATGGAAGAGTTCGCACTGATTGAGTTTGGTGTTGAAGATATCGTTCGTTCTGGTCTTGTCAAATCTTATCTTATTAATAAAATTAATTTGGGTCTATGAAACTGTTCAATCATGTGGGACTAGATCCTATTGAAATGTCTGCTGAAATGGTGGAGGGTAAACGTGTTTATCTTACACCAACAGGACATCATTATCCATCTGTCACCACTGTGATTGGCAACAATGCAAAGAAGATGGCGGGTATTGCTAAGTGGCGAGCTCGTGTTGGAGAGAAGGCAGCAAATGCTAAGTCTGCCCGTGCTACTGGTAGGGGTACAAAGTATCATTCTATTACTGAAGACTATCTCAACAACAAACTAGACCTAAAAAAGTATAAGAAGTTTCCGCTTCCTGTCCTCATGTTCCAGCATTCTAAGGATACTTTGGACCGTATAAATAATATTTACTTACAGGAAGCGGCGCTCTACTCTAAACATTTAGAAATAGCAGGGCGCGTAGATTGTATTGCTGAGTTCGACGGAGTGCTGTCTATTATTGATTTTAAGACAGCAGAAGAACCAAAGCGTGAAGCATATCTCTACGATTACTTCGTACAAGAAACCGCATACGCATGTATGCTACAAGAAAACTACGGGTTGAGTGTCAAACAACTCGTGACTATCGTTGCTTGTGAAAACGGAGAGACTCAAGTTAAGGTGCTTCCACCTAAGAAAGAATTCTTTATTAAACTAATGAGTTACATCGAGGAGTATCAAGAACGATATGGAGAAAAAACAATTATTAGAGGATAAATTTATGACTGCTGCGAGATTCTCGCAGGAGGTGGAAAAGATTGCATTACACAATCCCGATATGAATTATATTGATTCGGTTATCCACTACTGTGAGCTCAATGAAATTGAACTAGATAGTGTGAACAAGTTGGTGAGCAAACCTCTGAAGGAAAAACTCCGTCACGAGGCACAGCAACTTAACTTTATGAAAAAAACAAGTCGTGCCAAATTAATGTTAGTATGAGCTTCTTTCAATCCGAATTAGTACGTGGTGACATCCAAGAGATGATGGAACTACAACAGTTTTGTTTTAGATCTGCCATGAACTTTGTTCTTCTGGATGAAGAACGTAGACTGGAGTATTTCGATGCTCTAATGACACTAATTGAAAAACAAAAGATCTTTTATGCTCGCATCAAGTTGAGTGACGATCCCGAAGCTGTCTCTGTCCTTGAGACAATGAAGCAAGGGGTCGTTATGCTAGGTGCTACACCTAACACACCTATTGAACAGATGTTTGATGAGTTGCTTGAGAAGGTGGCAATCCTTAAAAAAAGGTACGAAAATGGTGAAGGACCACCTGATTGGCGTCCATCAAAGGGTTGACGCCTAACCCTTCATCTGTTATCATAACTTCGTTGGGCAGACGGGACTGGGAGACTGGTTCGCACGTAAGACCCAACATACACAAACCAAATCCAAAACAATCCGAGGTAATCTAATGTCATTCGCAGATCTTAAGCGTAAATCCCAGACTAATTTTGACTTCCTACAAAAGGAACTTGAAAAATCATCCAGCGGCAAGAACGTTGATGAGAGATTCTGGAAACCAGAGGTTGACGCTTCTGGAAATGGGTACGCTGTTATCCGTTTCCTCCCTGCTCCTGAGGGTGAGACCATCCCATGGGCAAAACTGTACTCCCACGCCTTCCAAGGTCCTGGTGGTTGGTACATCGAGAACTCTCGCACCACTATCAATGAGAAAGATCCCGTTGGTGAAGTGAACCGCCGTCTCTGGAACAGCGGTGCTGATGAAGACAAAGAGACTGCTCGTAAGCAGAAGCGTAAGCTCCAGTATTACAGCAACATCTATGTCGTGAAGGATCCTAAGCATCCTGAGAACGAGGGTAAAGTATTCCTTTACAAGTATGGTAAGAAGATCCATGATAAGATCCTTGCTGCCATGCAACCTGAGTTCCAAGATGAAGAACCAGTAAATGTTTTTGATCTGTGGGAAGGTGCTAACTTCAAACTGAAGATCAAAAAGGTCGCAGGTTACTGGAACTACGATAGTTCTGAGTTTGATTCTGTCTCTGCTCTCAGTGCTGATGATGATGAACTGGAAGCAACCTGGAAACTTGAGCACTCCCTGGAAGCATTCACTTCAGCGGATCAATTCAAATCCTATGAGGATCTTGAGCGTCGTTTGAACCTTGTGTTGGGAATTGGGCAGCGACCTGCTCCCCGTCCTTCTGTTGAGGATGAAGAGTATGAACCAGTCGCTGCTACTGGTGGGTTCAATGACCCTGATATCACCTCTGCTCCCTCTGCTTTTCGTCAGCAGATGAGTGCTCCCTCTCCTGTCAAGGAAGAGGCAATCGTTGAGGATGATGATGCTCTGTCCTACTTCGCTAAACTTGCTGAAGAGTGATCAAGAAAGTGCTAGGGGTGGTCTTCCACCCCGTAACAGCAATGAACTTACTGTTCGTTGGAACTTTAGGAATGATTGAACTCATTCACATCAGAGCACACCATACTTTAGAACAAGATGTCCATGGACATGTTCACAGAGCATTAAAAAATAATCCAGAACTAGCACGGTCAACGTGTTACGAATTGGATTAATCAATTCCATAAAACTGGAAAAAAAATTCGGGCAATTTTTTGCCCGAAAAAGTCAACCAGTTTTCTTTAGACGCTGACTAATATAGTTGGCGTCTTTTTTGTATAGATTTTGTTTTCTAAAATCATTTACAAATGATGTGAGATAATCTGATTTAAGGAGATAGATTTCTCTTTTCTTTTCATTCTCATCATGGAACCATTCAGCAACGGTGACGGGACGGCAAATCTCGTTGCCGTTTTTTGTTACAATAGCACCGTCAATGTTTAGTTTATGTGTTTCATTGTAAAATGTCTCATCTACACGTTGACCTACTTTATATGGTCCGATTGCATCTGTTTCGTAGTGGTGAATTTCTGAATAAGGATCATCATATTCACTCTCTAATACTTTATATACTTCGTAGTTAGTCATTGGCCAATCATATTGTACATTAACCATGTTGTTGACTAAAAGAATAACCCAATCATAGAATGGATCTCCATATGCTTTATCTGCTAGAGAATCTGGACGCTCTCCATCTTCAATCGCATATTTTTGAAAGAGTGTGACATTGGAAAAGATGTCATCACTAATTTTATATCTACGAAAGAAATTTTTCGCAGTTACAAAGTCAGACTCTGAGAAAGGATAGCTAATTGGTTTCTCGTCATACGAGATGTTTGGGATGAGTGAAAAATACATTTTACCTTACTGATTTACCGACATCTTCAGCAAAACAAATCTTTGTTTCCTGGAAGTTTAATTGTAATCCCACTGCTACTGGTTGTCCGTCAGAATATGTAGCGTAAGTTCCATCAGGTGTGTAGTTCACATCGACTGATGTTAATGCACACATTTTATATCGTGGCATTCTAGGATTTTCATTGGATCCTTTCATGAAGGAAACTCTAACTAGTTTTGGCACACCAATAAATCCTAATTTTACTCCTTGATTATTTCCGTCTTGATTAAATCCTAATACTTTTCCTGGGTATTTTGATGGCAGCATAGCTTTTTTAAACTGCTCTGTCAGATTATTAACTTCTACTGATTCTTTTTGGTGCCTAGGAACCAACTTAAAGTTCAATGAAAAATTTCTCATTTGAATTCCACCAAATAATAATTCTGTATTTGGATTGAAAATTGCTCCAGAGATACCACCAAAGATATCGTCATAAGATAACGAGTCGCCTGTTAGTTTGCTGGTAGCTGCTTGTAAAGCAGCAGCACCTGCTAGTGGTCCTACTTTATCAAGTAAATTATTAATAGCAGTTGCTCCTGATGCTACTTTATCTCCAAGACCCTTCCGACCCATAGCTCGCAGACCCTCTGTTGCTAGAGTGCTCATAGATTTTCCATCCCAGTTTGCTCTAAATCCAGTTGAAACATCTTCTGGCATGTAAAGCATTATTGGTTTATAACCACTAGCTGAGACATATTCATTTGCCATATTATAGTCGAACACTCCGCCATCAGGTTTTCTGTCGCCAAATGGAGCTTTGTAATCATAAAACTGGAACAGTACAAAATCACCGTCTTTTGTTATACCTCCCTGATCCTCTCCTGCCATTGGATAACGATAACTACCATCACCTTCTGCTGGTCTCGCTACTGAAGGAAGTGTTTTTAAATTAATTAATCCAGCTCTTGCTCTCGCATCACCTGCTTTATTTTCCCTTTGAGTGTCTAGATCATAACCTAATGCTATACCAACTACTCCTTCTGGGGGTTGTACTATTTGTCTTCCCCCTTGTGGTTTGAAATTGAGTGGTTGCGGGACGAATCCAAAACTACCAGCAGACCATGTGGGGTCATTAATATCAACAGGTCTAGGTCCCCATACGTAGGTTTTACCACCAGTAACGTAATAATCTCCTGGTTTATATGTTTGGGGTTTTTGAGTTGGTTGTGCTGATGGTGACTGCTCTTCTGCCATTACCTAGACATCTCCTTGGATTTTTTAGTACCGTATCCTCTGATCATTCTCTGACCTGTGATTTTGTCGTAGAATTTATCATCGGTTTCTTCCCAAACAGTTTGTCTGTCGATAGGAAAGTTTCTTCCATTCACATCCTTTACAAAGTCCTCGGTTGGTAGAAGAATGGCAGTGTCCCATTCTTTAGAAGCGAGGTCAAGATATAAACCTTCTACATGGTTACTGAGATATTTATGGAAACATGCCTTAGGTATGTCAATTCTACCTTGCATTAGTTTCTTCACAGTAACGATTCTCTTTTTGGGGGAGAGGTAATGTAAGTTAGCACCCCAGAATTCACTCTTGCCTGGTGCTTTAAAACAGTATACTAAAGGAAATCTATCATAGTAAGGCAACCACCTTGATTTTGCCTTGTATTCAAACATATACAGATGACCTGCTACAGCATATCTACGCAATTCATTTGCGTCTTGTTCTTCTACAGCACCAATTCTATCCCTTTTTTCTTCTAAGATATATTTGTTAAAGTTCTTTTTGTATTTACTTGCTTCTGCTTTTACAGCGTTTCTGTACCATGTAAGAGATTTTTTTTCTCCACCAGTAGAATTAGATACTCTTTCAAAGAGTGTTTTATATCCTGGGTTTTTGTTTACGCTGTTGCGTTGTATTGAGGCGAATCCTGTTGCCATTGCTCTAGACTCCTAAGTGATCTTCGGTAAGTATTAAGAAGTTCATCTGCCTGTCTTCACAATACTCTCGCGCAGCAGACCACTTAGTTTGGTTTTTTGCGTAAGTCAGAGCAGCATTACGATAGGCAGCAGTTTTTTTGTTTTTGTCATTCGGTGGTTTTGTTTGTTTCTTGGGTTTTACTTCAATAATATATTTTGTGACCTTACCAGACTTTTCGCGAACTTTAATGTAGAAGTCAGGAAAGTATCTTCTCACTTTACCATCAGGAGCTCTGTATGGTATAATAACTTCTTCACTACCCCACTGTAAAATGGATGGGTTGTTGTCACAGAATACCATGAACTTTCGTTCCCACAACGATCTGTAGATGATGTTAGTGGGATTGCCACGATACTTCTGAGGATTTACAGGTTTGTAAATACCAGAGTATGCCATAAATATAGAAGGACCAACATAGGTATTTAGCGTGTCAATCAACAGCTTTTTGTCTGCCATCTCCGCTAGAGGCGGGATGTCATACTCAAATAACTACATTGTTGCATTTGAAAATGTGCCAATTAGTTACGCTGGATTGTCGGAAGAAATTGAGTATTTTTGTGATGAAGCACAACTTCCTAACATCAATACAGCAACTGGAACTATAAATGGACTTTATACTGGACTTGGTAATATAGACTATCCACACACTAAAGTTTTTACAGAACTTCAGTTAGGATTCATGTTAGATGCTGACTTATCTGTGTTAAAATATTTGAACGCATGGTACAACTCTATTTTTATTGAGACTGGTACTAGCGAAAGTAGATCTACCAGAGTAAAATTTAGGAATGAATACACAGGAACCATAAAAATTACAAAGTCTGAAACTGGTCCAGATTCTACAACCCAAAGAAAACCAATTACATATGTTTTGGAGCAAGCATATCCATATGCTATTGATTCTGTTCCACTACAGTTTGGTTCTTCTCAGATCACAAAAGTAACAGCACAGTTTAAATATCAAAGACATTATACAGTTGATAGAAATATTCGCAATATCAAGGATTCTAATATTCCAGCAAGTGGAGTTTTAGTTGGAGAAGTTGAAATTGGACCAGGAATATTCACACAACAATGGTTGCTTCCAAATGGAAAAATTGTTGAGAAACGAGACAATAAAGTTGGAACTGGAACACAACCTACAGCCCGCTAAATTTAATTTTTTGATTCCATAAAAGGGCGAAAATTTTTCCCGCTAATTTTTAGGTAAAAAAGTCGCGCTAAATATACATATGAACTGGTCTAAACATAATGGCATTACCACAAGTTGTGCTTCCAACTTATGAGTTGGAAATTCCGTCTAATGGCAAAAAAATCAAATATCGCCCATTTGTAGTAAAAGAAGAGAAATTACTTCTTCTGGCAATGGAGTCAGAAGATGTGGGTCAAATTGAAGCAGCAGTAAAACAATTATTGAAAGGTTGTATTCAATCTAGAATTAAAATTGATGATTTAGCAATTTTTGATCTAGAATACATTTTCCTTCAGATTCGTGCAGTTTCCGTTGGGGAAGTTGTTGATATGAATATTACATGTGAGGATGATGGACAAACTACAGTCCCTTATAAGTTAAACTTGTTAGAAGTTGAGGTACAGAAACCAGAAGGTCATTCTAACAAAATTATGCTTTCTGATGAAATGGGTATTGTGATGAAATATCCAAAATTTGATACTTTTATCACTGGATCGATTATTGGTGAATCTCTAACGGCAGAATCAGTTATTGATGTTATTGCTGGTTGTATTGATCAACTTTTTGACGCTGAAGATGTATATGATAGTTCTACTACTACTAAAAAAGAATTTAAAGAATTTTTAGAAAATCTTACCAATAGTCAATTTGAAAAAATTCAAGAATTCTTCCAGAGTTCTCCAAAACTAGAACATACTATTAAAATTACAAATCCCAACACTGGTGTTGAAAATGAAATAGTATTTTCGGGATTATCGTCTTTTTTCGGATAGCACTCTTCCACAACACGTTGGAAGGGTATTATAAAACTAATTTTGCTTTGATGCAGCATCATAAATATAGCTTGAGTGATGTTGAAAATATGATGCCGTTTGAGAGGCAAGTTTATGTTTCTCTATTGATGCAGCATTTGGAACAAGTTAAACAACAACAAGAAGCGGCAGCTAAACAACGATAATGGCACACGGATATCTAAACCCTACAGATTTAAGAACCGAGAGAAATTTTCTTGGTGACATTGCTGGTGCTATCGGAAACAGAATTGGCAAAGCGTCTGATATGGCACGCAGAGAGCGTGCTTATGCAGAAAGTGTTGGCGAAAAAAATAATACCTCTCTTGCGGAAGCTGGTATTGGAAGAGGTCATTTTTTCCAGAGAGCACTAGGATCTACTTTCGGTGGTGATGCTCTAGCAAAAACTAGGGGTAGATTTGCTAAAGATGCTACAATGAGCATCGATCCAACAGGATCGCAAGCGTCTAGATTTAGAGGTGGTTTTGTTGACAGGGGTCGTTATGATTATTCTGAAGAAATTTTTGGTGCTCCTGCTGAAAGAGCTGGAGCATTAGCAACAATTTTTGGTGGTGGTGACAGTGGTCCTGGTGTTGCCCAAAGATTAATAGAAGCAGGACCGCAAGCAATTAATCCTGAGGTTCTTGGTGGAGAAACTGCCAAATATCAAGGAACTAAAACTAATGCTGCTGGATTTACTGTTGATACTACGGCAACAGAAATTAAGGATATTGCTGGTATTTTGAATCAAATTGGTCAGTTGATGGTTAGAACCAACAACAGTACCATTCAGGCAGTTGATAGTGTACAAAAAGTAAATGTTAAAGTTGTTGAAAGTATACAGAGTCTAGGACAACTTCAAGTTGGTATTGCCGAAAGACAAATTCAAAACCAGAAATTACTTGCCGCTAATGCTGAAAATACAGCAGAAAAAATTGCTTCTAGGCAACAGGCATCTTCTGAAAAAGCAAATATGGCACAGAGACGTGTGTCTAGTGGGGATTTGGATCCAGAGGGTTCTGGAATGGAAGGTCCAGAAGCTGGTGGTATTTTAGGTAGTATGTTTGGTAGTCTAGGAAATATTTTAGACACTGGAATGAGTTTACTTGGTGGTGGTCGCCGTGGTCGCCGTGGTCTTAGTAGAATGAGTCGTGCTGGTAGAAAAGCACAAAGAGCACAAGGATTTTCTACTGCTAATGCTGGAGACGTTGGTATTCGTGGAATGAATTTCCGCAATAACAGTATGACTGGCGGTCAGTTATCTACAGCAAGAATCCAGGCTGGCGACATGCGCCCAGGTTCGCTTAGTAGAGCTCAAAATGATATAACAAAGAGATACGCTCAAAGATATGGTGAAAAAGCTGCCCTGAAACGCTTTGGCGCAGAAGGTTTAGAAGCAGCAGGAATGACTCTTACAAAAGGAGCAAGAGTTGCGAAATTCTTGAGTCCTGTTTTAAAGAGAGTTCCTTTAGTTGGTGGACTGTTAGATTTTGGTGTAAGTCTTGCTTTAGGAGAATCTGTTGGTAGAGCAGCAGCGAAAGCAATTGGTGCTACTTTAGGTGCAGGATTGGGTACTCTTGTTCCTATTCCTGGCGTTGGAACTATCTTAGGTGGTATTGCTGGAGATCTGTTAGGTGGTGCTGTATATGATGCTCTACGTGGTGGTGCTAGTAATAACGATGAGGCAGGATTAACTCCATTTGCTACAGGTGGTATTGTTACACAACCTACAGCAGGTTTGGTTGGTGAAGCTGGTCAAGAAGGTGTTTTCCCACTTGAGGGTGCTAGAGGCAGGAAAACATTCCTTATGTTTGGTGAAGGTATATTAGAAGCACAGAAACAAAATAAAAAATTATCCGCTGAAATTCAAGCAAGAGGATTAGCAGAATATTTTGATAAAAAACCATGGTGGGAAAATTTACTTGAAGGATTAAAAAATTTCCTTCCTAATTGGAATCCATTCCAAAGAAATCCCAGAACTCCTCCTGGTCCTGGTCCTGGTGGTGGAGATATTGATGTATCTAAACTTGCTGGAGATACCCCAGAAGCAAAAGCATGGTTGGCAGCAATTAACGCTACAGAAGCAGGTGGTAAGGACAGATATAACACACTAGTTGGTGGTGAGGTTGTTCCTGAATTGACACAAATGACAATGCAGGAAGTTTATGATATGGCGTATGGAAGTTCTATTGGACAAGGATTCTTGCCAGAAAGATTTGGCGGTAGAAAAGTTAGATATGCTTCCCCAGATGGTACAGTATATTCTTCTCATGCTGCTGGTGCTTTCCAATTCCATCCAGGTACAATGATGGCGAGAGTGAAGCAAGCGGGAATGGACCCATCAACAACTTTATTTACTCCTGAAAATCAACAAAAACTCGCTTTAGCGCATTTGATGAATCTTGGTGTTGATCCAAATAAAGCAATGAATTCTGCTTCGTTATCAAAAGCTGGATCACTGGCAGGATGGCAAGGATTGTCTGTGGAAAATGGACATATCACAGAAGCTGGTGCTATGAAACTGTATGCGGACATGTTAAAGAAAGCACGAGCTGGTAACTCGACGTTTGGTTCAAATAATGAAAGTCCTCCTCTTGACGAAAAAACCAAAGGACTACTAGAGATGTTTGGTCTGGAACCAGATCGTTCTTCTTTAAAAACCACACCAGTTAAAACATCATCTTTTATAGGACCACAACCTATTAGTGATTTATTAACAACGTCAGCACAAGTTGATTCTCAATCAAGAGCACAATCATATCAACCGTTGATGTTTACACTACCGTCACAGCAATCTACAGATTCAAATAGCGGTCAGCAAGGATTTGCTTTAGGACTAGCAACTGCTGGTTCTTCTGGAATGGGACTTAATCCATATTCTAGTCTTGGTCTCATGACTCTTAAATAATCATGGAAGCATCAAACCCCACTGATTTTACACTAACAAAAGTCATCATTTATCCAAATGGTGATAAAGAACCACGTCCTATTACGGCTCTGGTTAATACTTTTGAATATGTAGAAAATATTACACATCCATTTTTATCAGCAAAAATGGAAGTAGTTGATAGTGCTGGACTTCTTACTACACTTCCAATTCAAGGTGGAGAAAAAATAGTAGTAGAAGTTGATGCGAAAGCATTTAAAAAGAAAATGGAGTATGAATTTGTTATTTGGACGATTCAAAATAGATTTGCTAGACAACAAAAACAATCATATGATATTGGTTTAATTTCTATGGAGGCATTAGTAAATGAAATTACTAGGGTTAATCAACCATTATCTGGAAATCCTGAGAATATCATAGCTAAACTCCTCAATGAGAGATTGAAAACAACTAAGACAATATTTGGTGAACCATCAAAATTTGAAGTTAAGATGGTTGCGAATTATATGAGAACATTTGATATAATTGCGGAAATTGCCACAAAAAGTGTTTCAGCACAAACAAATTATAATTCTACGAATAATCAGAACAATAATAAATCAGAACAACAAGTAAAAGGATCTGCAGGATTTTTCTTTTGGGAATCGAAAAGAGGTTACAATTTTTTTGCTGTTGATTCTTTGTGTGCTGATCAAGATAGCAAATTAAAATCAAAAAATTTAGATTCTCCACCATGGGGACAATATGTGGAGACATTAGGAAATCAAGAAGGAATTGACACTAGATTTCAAATTTTGGAGTCTAATTTTGAATCTGAAATTGATTTACTTAGTTCATTGAGACACGGAAAATACTCATCCATGTTGGTATTTTTTAATCACTCAACGGGACAATATGAAGAGTATGTGTACAAGATTAAGGATAGTTATGACAATATGGCACATTTGGGTGGTCAGGAAGGAATTACTTTGATTCCAACAAATCAAATTGAATTATCTGATTATCCAAGTAGAATCATGTCTGTATTCTTAGATCACGAATCATGGTATAATGAAGCAACACCTGCCTCACCCGATCCAAAAGATGGAGCAACAGATCCTACGAAATTTGCTGACTGGCAAAAATATTATACAGCACAATCTTTAGCAAGATTTCAGTTGCTTAAGAATCAAATGTGTACTATAGTTATTGCTGGCAATCCAGATATTTGCGCTGGTGATAAAATTGATATTAGATTAGTCAACAAAGTTGGAACAGTTGAAGGTAGAAAAGAACCATATGACCCAGAAAGCAGTGGTGTGTATTTAATTTCTGAAGTAGCACATTTTTACGACACTACGAATGGTCCTGGTGGCAAATTTACAACAACTCTCAGACTAATGAGAGATTCATACGGTCTAAAAGATAGACCATCAAACCACGGCACTAAATAACACAAGGAGGTAATTACCTATGGAAAGTATCGAAAAGCATATCGAGAAGGATAAAGAGATTCTTGGGGATCCTACAACTTCTCCTCAGCAACGTCGTCATATTGAAGGCGAACTGCATGAATTGGAAGAATATGTAGAACACCACAAAAAAGAAATCGAAGCTGGTGATCATCATGATCCCACATACCTTGAACTCTATTGTGATCAAAACCCATCAGAACCAGAATGTTTAATTTACGATGATTGATTGATATGGATCAGTTATTATCACAGTTAATACCAACTCAACGCATTGGAAACGATGGTTTCAATTGGTGGGTGGGGCAAGTAGAAGGAACTGCCGCAGACGAAAAAAACAATAAAGGCGGATATCGTTTCAAAGTTCGCATCGTAGGATATCATCCTAAGAGTAAGGATATTCTCGATACGAAAGACTTGCCATGGGCTAACGTGATGATGCCAGTCAACGTACCCTTCATGCCTGGTAATGTTGGTGGAGCACATCCTCAACTTGTTAAGGGGTGTTGGGTAGTTGGTTTTTATCTAGACAATAATAAGCAAAAACCCATTATCATGGGTTCTATTGGTCAAACTCCTGGTGCTACAACTATTTCCCAGAGTGAAAGACCAGGAGATGATGAATCTTTTAAAACATATAATAATTGTACAGCAAGACCAGTAAATCCAGCAACGGATGGAAAACCAGCAGAGGAAAGTGATGGTGGTGAGGGCGAATCTAATAAAACTACTGGTGCTTTAGATGATGGCACATCAAATGCTGATGGTCAGAGAGTTCCACCAGCAGACAGAAAATATAATGGTCAAAAAGATGAAAAGTGGTGTCAAACAGTAGCAGAAAAGTGCGATAATGAAGACATCAAAACAAAGACTACAATTCTTCTTGGTGAGTTTCTAGCAGAAGTACAAAATAATAATGGCAATATTGGCACTTACTTGATTAGTCCTATTAATGGAACTATCAATGATGGTGTTGGTATTGCTAGAAAATACGTCAATAAATTTCAAAAAGTTATTACTGAATTTGTTGCGAGAGTAAAAGGATTTGTAATTGAGAAACTATCCAATGCGGTAAAGGATCTCATTAACGCATTGATTTACCCAGATGATACTGGAAATGTTCTAACTCCTGTTACAGAATGGTTCAATAACATATTGAAAGATCTTGGGTGTCAGATGGCAGACCTTGGAGATCGCTTGGCAAAGTGGTTGACAAATGTGTTAATGAGTTATGTCAATCAAATTTATCGTGCTGCAGCATGTCAAGTAGATGCTTTAGTCAATGGCATTTTATCAAAGATGAATTCTTTGATGGAAGATATCTTGGGTAAAGTCTTGGGTCCAATTCAAGATATTTTGGGTGCTATTGCTGGACCACTTAATATTCTTGGTGGAGCAATTAATTTTGTGTTGAATCTTCTGGGAATTTCTTGCTCTGGTCCTGAGAATGAGTGTGCCAAATATAAAGCAGTTTGTACAGATGGCGAGAAGAAGAAAGATAAAAATGACAAAGATTTCCTTGATGATTTATTAGAGAGTATTGATAATTTATTCCCTGCTACTGGTGCTGATTATACTCAGTATGTTTGTGATGAAGCATATAAAGGAGCACCATTAGAAGTTACTACTGTTGGATTTACTGGTGGTGTTCCAAGAGACGGCACTAGATCAGGAACACCTACAACAAAGAAGCAGAAGATTTCATATACAATATCTGATGTTAAGGTGACTGAAGGAGAGCAAGCACAGTTTGTAGTTACTAGAACTGGATACCTAGAAGTAGCATCTTCTGTTACTTTTAAGACTCTTAAAAGAGGCGAAGCTACCCCGAATGAAGATTATTTGCCAGCAGAGGGAATTCTAGGTTTTGCTCCAACTGAAAAAGAAAAAACTATTATTATCGATACTTTGTATTCTGATGAAAGAGAACAAGAAGAAGATTTTTATATCAGACTGAAGAGAAACTCTCCTTCAAAGGGTAGTGGTGTTAGAAGTAGTTTTATCAAAGCTGTTGGTAAATGTACAATTACTGAGAGAAATGTTAAAGAACCATATGATCCTTATAATCCAAAACCAGTAAATCCATTTCCAGATATTCCTACTGTTTTCCCACCAGATGAAATAGATGTTCCTACTGATCCAGAGTATCCTGATGAAGTTGATGTGCCAGATTCGGTAACAAACATACCAGCATACGCTGTAACTGCTGATAGAACTTCCTGTCCAGAAGGTGAGTTTATCATATACACTATTACTACATCCAATGTTGAAAATGGAACCATCTTATACTATTCATTAACAGGAAATGGCATTACCGCTGATGATATTATTGGCAATAATTTAACAGGACAGTGTGTAATTAACAATAATTCTGCTGAAGTAACAGTGGGAATAGAAGACGATGGAGTCGTAGAAGAAGAAGAAGTTTTACGTTTCACATTAAATGGTACTGGTGCTGCTACAGATGTTCTTATTACAGCACCAGATGGCGAAGATGGTGATGATGATGATGATGGGGAGGGAGAAAGTCCAGAGACTGAATTTGATGATTTTGTACCGCCCACAGTCAATCCAATTAAGGTCATCACTGACCCAGGTGGTGGTATCATAGAGATTCCTATTGAAGATCCTGGTGATCCTTGGGAAGAACCACCATATGTTTGGATTGGTGGTGAAGGTATCGGTGCTACAGCAACTCCTTTACTTGATCAGAATGGGTTTATTACGGAAATTCGTATAAAATCTCCTGGATATGGATATAAACTAAACATTCCTGATAATGCAGGTGTTCGTTGTATCATTGATAGTTTTACTGTATTAAGTCCTGGTGTTGGATATAAAGAGACACCCGAGATGTATGTTGATGGAGAACTTGGTATTGCCGAAGCGATCATCAATGAAGATGGATTTGTTATTGGTGCCAGAACTTTGAATAGAGAACTCACATTCTCTGAGTTCCCTGAAATTGTAATTGTTGGTGGCGGTGGATATGGTGCTAGACTATTACCATCTCTAGCATGTCTAGATACTGAGGCATTGACTGTTGTTGGTGCTACTAAGATTGGAACTGGTCGTTACGTTGATTGCCCATAATGCCACACTCTGTACCTGCTAACGAATACCCTACTGGTATTTTTAAACAAACAACACCAGATGAAGTTCAGCAACTTGATCGTGGTCCTAGATTTAACACTGCTTTCAAGGGTGCTCTGACTCGTTCAGAGATCTATGAGAGAATGTATCCTGATGGTCAAACAGCAACATTGAGAATTGATGGACCAGCTACAAACGGTGGGTTCCTAGCACTCCAGTCTGGTGGATCTGTAATGATCGTCACTGGAGAAAAAAATGTAGAGAAGGGTCCTGGCAGTGGCAAACTATGTATTCATTCTCACGGACAACAGCAAAAACACGAGCAAAGAACTGATATCGAGTATAGTGCTGGTGATGATGAAGAAAACCAAGCGTTGAATATGATTGCTTATGGTGATGTTGTGGAGCAAGCAATTGGTAGTACACGTCACATTAGAGCACAAAAAATTGTTATTTCAGCATCTGAAGAATTATTTTTGATTGGTAAATCACAAGTATTCATTCAAGCAGGATCTAATGGTGGTGGTACTATTACCATGAATGCTGGTAATGTTGAAAAAATTACCAATAATGATAAAGAAGTTATCTTAGGACAGAAGATGACTTTTGGTGTTTCTGAGGAGACTACGGTTCAATTTGATCCTAGAGCATCAATCAACGCTGTTTCTCCTGGTCATGTCAATCATAAGATTTTGGGAGACTATAAAGTTTGGGTAGGTGGTGTAGAGCAGCATATTGTTGCTGGTGGTCCAGCAGTTCCACCACTTGTCAAAGATAGATTAAACAGTTATTCTGTGAAGACACTACTAGGAAATTCTGAGATTCAAAGTGTTGCTGGTAACACGAGTCTCAAGGGACTATTAATTTTACTTAACTAATTAATCAGATATCCGTATCGAAAACTGGCACAAGGGGGGTTGTTTGACCCCCTTTTTAATGCTAAATTACTCTTGTAGCAAATCAGGGGACTGCCTCAATTACCCGCACAACCCACTTGACACACTCTGCTTCAAGTGCTACAATACATTCAACGGGACAAGTCGAGTCCCTATCCATCTGCGGGTAATCACTCCGCAAGTAAACAAAGGTATTAAAATGATCAAATCTGTATTCGCAGCTACTGCTGCTCTGTCCGTTTCTGCTGGCGCTGCTGTTGCAGGTCCCTACGTCAACGTGGAAACCAATGCTGGTTGGACTGGCTCGGAATATAACGGTGCCGCAACTGACCTTCACGTAGGCTACGAGGGCGCTTTCAGTGAAACTGGTTCCTACTACATCCAGGGCGGCGCTACTGTGCTGACTCCCGATGGTGGTGACACTGACACCGTTCCTTCTGGTAAGGCAGGCATTGGTCTGGGACTGACCGAGGCACTGGGTGCTTATGGTGAGGTTTCCTTCGTCGGTTCTGGTGATGAGGATCTGGACCGTGGTTATGGTGCTAAGTTGGGTCTGAAGTATTCCTTCTGATCTGAATAACAGTGAGGGCACCTTCGGGTGCCCTTTTTTTATGCTTCTAAATATTGTGTATGATTCTTCATTATGAACTACAAACCGTACAGTCCAGAGTGGCACAGATATCGTTATCTAAAGGAAGCTATTGATACGTACCTTGACGACTACGTTGAAAACGATATCATTATGGGTGATATCCTTAGTATCGTGTGTGATCGTCAAGAGAAAGCACATGCTGAGTATCATCGACTCGAAGACTTAGAACTTAAACTAGATTTCAGAGACTGACATGCTATCTACTCAATACAGACTAAGACTAGAATTCATCTGTAAGAAGATCGCAAACAAGGAGGAAGTAAAATTAGAAGATATGATCTGGGTGGAGAAACTTGCCAAGAGACATACTACTGCTAGGGACTGGTTAAACAAAGCACGTCGTCAGGCAGCGCAGGACATCCAGGAAGGCAGTATGGATGATTTTATGAATAGGATGGGTCTAGGAGATCCAGACCCCTCCAACTACCGCACAGGGTTCGATGGTGCGGATGATATTAAAGACTGGTTCGGACGAGACAAACCTGATGATTGGAGGCAACGTGACTAATGATTTTTTAGACAACTTGGGTGCTAATCAATATCGGAAGATGCATCAACCCAAAAAAATTAAACTCACACCTCAAACATATATTGATATGAATGAGGAATTTGAGCAAAACGGTGATAGGGTAAGAATTGAAGTTCCTACTCAAGAAGCAATTGACAAATGGCAGAACTGGATCGATCCAGACATGCATAATAGAACTGTAGAACCTAAAGATATGGTTCAGGAAATGTGGGATGCTATTGGAGGACGACCCAATGACTGAAGAATGGAGAGAAGCAACTAACAAAGTAATTGCTCTACAACAAGTTAGTAATATTGAAAAACTTTTAGATGGTAAAGCATCTCATTACGTTTGTGTTGATAAATTTACAACTCACGAAAAAATTGTAATCGAATACAATCACAAGAAAAAATGAAGACAGCAACTATTTACAGCAACGGAAGTCAAGAGTGTGAAAGGATGGCATCCTTACTTAAATCACTTGGTGGTGAATTTTTAGAATACAAACTAGGGCAACACTTTACTCAGAGAGCATTTGAGGATGAGTTTGGACTAGAAGCAACATATCCTCAGGTATCAATTGGTTATCAACATATTGGTAGCATGAAAGAAACACTATATTACATGAGTAATATGGGAATGTTAGCAAAAGCTTGACATAACCTTAAAAACTCAGTATAATCAACTATGTTAGGGATAAAGACATTATGGCTTTAAAGCAGTATAAGAAAATCGATAGACACGGACACGAAGAAATTTGGGAATGGGATGAGACACCTGAACTTAGAGCATTTATTAAGCAACAATCAATCTTGAAACTATCTCAACCTCCAACTAGACCGAATTAATGAAAGTTTTTGACGACTTTCTTCCTGAAGAACAGTATAATGTAATTGCTAGTACCATGTTGAGTGCGGACTTTCCATGGTACTACGCCAATTCTGTTGTATCAAAAAATCTTCTTTGTACAGAACAAGAGAATTATCAATTTGGACATAGTTTTTATTTTAACTATGGATTCAAGAGTGAGTATGCTCAAATGTTGATACCTATCTTGGAGAGATTAAATCCTAGTGCTATTGTTAGAATTAAGGGAACACTTCTCCCCAGATCAGAAAAAAATATTGAGCATGGTTACCACCTCGATAACCAATCGAGTACGTTAGCTGCGATATACTACATTAATACTAATGATGGGTATACAAATTTCAAAGAAGGTGGTAAAATTAACAGTGTAGCAAACAGATTAGTTTTGTTCAACACTGACGAATATCATACAGGGGCAACTTGTACTGATGAAAAAGTTAGAGTTTTAATTAATTTCAATTACTACTCATAGCTTCCTTAGCAATCTGGTGAATGCAGCAAACTCATAATTTGCCTAAGGAGAGTTCGATCCTCTCAGGAAGCACCTAAGCGAGTGTGGCGGAATCGGTAGACGCACCAGACTTAAAATCTGTTGAGAATTAATCTCGTGGGGGTTCAAGTCCCCCCACTCGCATTCTGTTAAATAACGTTAACAGAAAACTCCAACATCATGGCTCAGTTCAGATACACAATCAGCAGAAAACATTGTTTCGTTGATAACGAACCAGTTCTTATGTATTTTGTTGAAAGTATGCCATTTGCTTTTGACGTGTTAGAAAGACATGAGAAAGAAGACAAATGGATTTTATCTGAAGCAGCAATTAATCAAGAGTATACTTTGGAAGACATCTTTAGATACTCTGATTACTTGATTGCTGAAGAATGCCATCCTGTATTGTTTGAATTAGATCTCGTTAATCCTGAAGTATTGCCTGATGAACACGTTTCTTGAATTATTTGAGGGGACTTTTGCTAACAAACGTCAAGCACAAAGTCATCCTACTCGTTATGCCCATATTCGTGTTAGTCATCGCAAGATTGGTGAAACTAGATTTTATGGAGAACAGGCATATAATTATCAATTAGATCGTCCTTACAGACAGTTTGTTATTGAAGTTGTAGACGAAGGTGATTATCTTAGACTAAAAAATTATGAGATTAGTACCCCGTCTGATTTTGTCGGATGTAGGAACCTTGATAAACTTACTGATGACCTCTTGACTTATCGAGAGGGGTGTGATAATATTATTAAGGAAACCGCGCCAAAAACATTTACTGGTAAGAATGATACTTGTGAATGT